GCTATGCGTGGTAGAGCAGGACAAGTCGTTGGACAAGGATTCTCAGGATCAAAAACACAACTAGGTGTTAAGATGAGTGTGACCGTTAAGAAGATTGGTTGCGCTAATCTAAAAGCAATTGTTGAGGAAGACAAGTTACTGTTTAATGACTTCCAGATCTTCCAAGAGCTAACTACGTTTGTGCAAAAGAAACAAGCGTGGGAAGCAGACGAAGGATACCATGACGACTTAGTAATGTGTATGGTATTATTTGCATGGTTAGTCATGCAGGAATATTTTAAAGAGATGACCGACCAGGACATCCGTAGGAGAATTTATGAAGAACAACGAAACCAAATTGAACAGGACATGGCTCCTTTTGGGTTTATTGATGATGGCATGGGCGACGATACCTTCATGGATGCTGACGGAGATCTGTGGGCATACGGAGACAAGCAGGAAGAGGTCGGTTATATGTGGAACTACTGATGGATATTGGGGATCAGTTCAGTCTGGAACACCTTCTTTTCAAGGAAAGGGAGTGTCGCGCATGTGGAAAGAAAAAGAATCTGATTGAAGATTTTTATATGACTAGGAAATCTAAGAGAGGATTACCGTCAGCATATTCATATGAATGCAAAGATTGTACGATAACCAGAATTCTAAATAATAGAAGAGGGAAGCAACCACTGTCTGATTGGCAGTATCCAGACTGGTAGGTTGTTCATGCATTGTTTCCCCTCTAGAGCAAGAGGAATTTCTAAATACTTTTAGATAAATTTGATATCTAAGAGGTAAAAAAATGGCAAGTCAAGTCTCGCCTGGTGTTGTTATTAGAGAACGTGATTTATCCAATGCTGTTGTCGTAGGTAATAGTGCTATTCGTGGTGCTATCGCTTCTTCTTTCCGCAAAGGACCCGTAGGCAAAATCGTAAATATCGGATCCGAAAGAGAACTTATTGATACTTTCGGCGCACCAGCTGAGGCGAACGCTGGTGACTGGTTGGTAGCATCCGAATTCCTCCGCTATGGCGGATCGCTAGCAGTTGTTCGTGCAGCAACTGGTGTTCTAAACGCTACTGCATCTGGCACTGGTGTTCTAGTTGGAACTAAAGAAGCATTTGATGCTGGTGTAACTACCGAAAAATTTGCTGCAAGAGATGCTGGTGCTGACGGTAACAACCTTCGCGTTGTAATCGTTGACAAGGTTGCTGATTCCAAGATGGTTAAGGCAGGTCACGGTCTATCCGTTGGCGATGCTCTTAGCGATGGTGCAACAACTGACCACGAAGTTACAGTAGTTATTGACGCTAACACCGTTGGTATTAAGCACGGTGCTGCTGCAGCAGTATCTGGTAACAGTTTTGTTCAGTCTGCATTCACTGCATCTGACTGGAACGCACTTCCAATCGGAACAACTGGTCTAACATACAAAGCAATTGCTCCTCGTCCTGGAACTTCTGCATACGCTTCTGAGCGTCATCTGTCTGGTGACGAAGTACACGTTGCAGTTGTTGATGAGACAACAAATACAATTGTTGAGAGACTAACATATCTCTCCAAACTTTCTGATGCTAAGACACCTGAAGGTGCTAGTGCATACTGGAAGGATTATGTCAATGAGTATTCTGGATATGTTTATGCTGGTTCTGCACTAACTTCTGCAGAATACACTCCAGTTGGTGAAGCTCCTGGTGCTGCTGCAGCATCTTATGGTGCTACTGCTGCTGCTCCTTTGACTCTAGCATATATTCTTTCCACTGCTGGTGGTGCTCTATCTGGTGGTCAAGATGACTTTGCATATACCGCTGGTGAAGTTGGTGCTGCATACGATCTATTCCTAGACACAGAAGAAACAACTGTAGACTTCGTTCTCATGGGTGGCGATGCTGCTAATGAGACTGATACTCGTGCAAAAGCAGCATCTGTTGCTGCAGTTGCAAATACTAGAAAGGATTGCATTGCATTCGTTTCTCCTTGGACTGGAGATCAAGTTGCTACCTCTGGTGGATCTGCTCTAACTCCTGCGTTGCAACTTTCAAACACTCTAGAGTTCATGGATACAATCGCATCCAGTTCTTATGTTGTTAAGGATAGTGGTGTTAAGTACACCTATGACAGATTCAACGACAAGTATCGCTACATCGGTTGTAACGGTGATGTTGCTGGTCTCTGTGTTTCTACATCTTCTATTAGCGATGACTGGATTTCTCCAGCAGGTAACAATAGAGGTGGTTTAAGAAACGTCGTTAAACTTGCATTCAATCCTAACAAGGCAGCAAGAGACGATCTATACACTGCTGCAATTAATCCTATTGTTGCATTCCCTGGTGCTGGTCCTATCCTATTCGGTGACAAGACTGCACTAGCATCCCCTTCCGCATTTGACAGAATCAACGTTCGTCGTTTGTTCCTCAATGTTGAGAAGAGAGCAAGAGCACTTGCTGAAGGTGTTCTGTTTGAACAGAATGATGAGACAACTCGTTCTGGTTTTGCTTCTTCTATCGGTTCTTACCTCTCTGAGGTTCAGGCAAGAAGAGGTCTAACCGATTACTTGGTTGTTTGTGATGACACCAACAACACTCCTGAAGTCATTGACAGAAATGAGTTTGTTGCTGAACTCTACCTCAAGCCAACTCGCTCTATTAACTTCGTAACAGTTACTGTTACTGCTACAAGAACGGGCGTTTCGTTTGCTGAAGTCGTCGGTAGATAATTAATAGTATAACGAGTAAAAATCAACGAGGTAAAAAACAATGGCAATCAATAACGTAAGTACGTTTTTAGGAAGGATTGGTCAAGGCGTCAAACCAAACATGTTCTTGGTTGATGTCAAATTCCCTGATGTTTTAGACAAAACATCCGAACAGGAATTGATCAACGTAATGTGCAAGTCCGCAGCACTCCCAGGTTCTAACTTGGGTGTGATTGAGGTTCCTTTCAGAGGAAGAACAGTCAAGATCGCAGGTGACCGCACCTTTGATACCTGGACTGCAACCTTCTTCAACGATAAGGACTTCAAACTACGCTCCTTCTTTGAGCAGTGGGCAAACAGCATCAATACCCATGATGATAACACAGCACCTCTGTTTACACCAAACAAGTCTACTGGTTACATGGGTGAACTAATTGTTAAGCAACTTGAGAAAGATACTACCGATGGTGGTTCTGTTCTCAGACAGTATACATTAGTTCATTGCTTCCCAACTAATGTTTCTCCTATTGATCTTGCTTATGATAGCAATGATCAGATTGAGGAATTCACAGTTGAGTGGCAGTATTCTTACTTCACTGCACAAGGTGGAACACGCGACGGCGTTTCTGGCATTGGCGTAGTCTGATAAATAACTAGAAGCACACTAGTTTTGAACAGTAGTCATGAGTCAGTTATTTGGCTTCCAGATTAATCGCAAGGAGGGTCAGAAGGGTCAGTCCCCTGTCCCTCCTAATGCTGATGAGGCAATTGCCGTAGCAGCAGGTGGTTATTATGGGACATATGTAGACACGGATAATCAAGCTCGCAATGAGTTTGAGATGATCCGTCGTTATCGTGATATGGCACTACACCCTGAGGTGGATAGTGCAGTTGACGAAGTGGTCAACGAATTTATTGTGAGTGATGCTCACGATACTCCTGTAGAAGTTAATCTAGATGGTCTAGATGCTGGCATGGGAATCAAAAGAAAAATTCGCGACGAGTTTGAGTATATCAAAAGACTCTTAAACTTTGATAATCGCGCACATGAAATCGTCCGCTCATGGTATATTGACGGGCGACTTTTTTATCATAAGGTTATTGACCTAGACAATCCAAAGAAAGGTATTACGGAACTTCGTTATATTGATCCAATGAAGATCAAGAAGGTCCGTCAAAAAATTGACAACAAACCGAAAGACTCTCTAGCTCGTGCAGCAATCAAAGGCACTGCGCTTGAGTATGAATACGGAACGTTTGTTGATTATTATCTTTACAATCCAAAAGGATTTTATAAAGGTGGTGTGTTAGGACCAGTTGGCGATATGTCACTGTCCCAAGGCGTCAAGATGGCAGTTGATTCTATCACATTCTGCCCATCTGGACTACAAGATTTAAACAAAAGAATGACTCTTGGTTTCCTTCATAAGGCAATCAAGTCTCTCAATCAATTAAGAATGATTGAAGATAGTCTTGTTATCTACAGACTGTCCCGTGCTCCTGAACGTAGAATTTTCTACATTGATGTTGGCAATCTACCTAAGGTAAAAGCGGAACAATATCTTCGTGATGTTATGAGTCGCTATCGTAACAAGCTAGTGTATGACGCAAACACTGGTGAGATGCGTGACGACAAAAAGCACATGAGTATGCTAGAGGATTTCTGGTTACCTCGTAGAGAGGGTGGACGTGGCACTGAGATCACGACTCTGCCTGGAGGACAGAACCTTGGCGAACTTAAGGACGTTGAGTATTTTAAAAAGAAACTTTATAACTCTCTCAATCTTCCTCCTTCCCGTCTCACAGACGACAATAAAGGATTCAATCTTGGTAAGACCACTGAAGTCCTCCGTGACGAACTTAAGTTCACGAAGTTCATTGGTCGTCTCCGTAAGAGATTCTCTGAGATGTTCCAAGACATGCTCAAGACCCAACTTATCCTCAAAGGAGTAATTGCTCCAGAGGATTGGGAAGACATGAAGGAGCATATCCAGTATGACTTCCTCTTTGATAATCACTTCAATGAACTAAAAGAAATTGAAATGATGAACCAGAGAATGATGACTGTTACTCAGATGGATCCGTTTGTTGGAAAGTATTTCTCTACAGAATATATCCGCCGCAATGTTCTTGGTCAAACTGACAAAGACATTAAGGAAATTGATAAGCAAATGAAGGGAGACATTGCTTCTGGTATTGCTATCGATCCTGCGGAAACAAATATGCTGGATCAAATGTCACAGCAGAATACTGCGTTTGCTCCTGAGATTCAAGGTCTTCAAGCAGACGATGCAGCAGAAAGACAAGAACTTGCTGCAGATGCTGCTAGCGAAAGGGAAGTAGACAAGGCAAAGAAAATGCCTACACCTTCCGCATCTACTAAATAAATTATACTGAATTTATTATCATGTCAGAACAAACAGAAGTAAACGATTTCCAAGGCGAAGTTGACATCGTTAATAAGATTAACGACAACAGCAGAGCTGACGCAATCGATGCTATCCACGACCTGTTGTTTGCTAAAGCATCTGATGCTATGGCGGACTACAAAAAGATTGTAGCAAATACTTTCTTTGACGAACCCACCGAGACAGAAACCGATGAAACTGATAACGGAACAGATTGAAGACGTTAAAATCCTCACTGAGGAAAAAGACGGTAAGAAACTCCTTTACATTGAAGGTGTTTTTCTTCAGTCGGAACTAACAAACCGTAATGGTCGCAGGTATCCCTTTGAGGTTCTTAACCGTGAGGTTGAGAGATACAATGAGGAATACGTTAAAACTAAGCGTGCGTTAGGAGAACTCGGACATCCCGATGGTCCTACTATCAATCTCGATAGAGTCTCTCATAGAATCACTGATCTCCGCGCTGAAGGTAACAACTTCATGGGCAAGGCACAGATTCTAGATACTCCTATGGGCAAGATTGCAAAGTCTCTCTTGGGTGAAGGAGTACAACTTGGTGTTTCCTCTCGTGGAATGGGAAGCATCGAAAAGCAAGAAGGTGTTTCTATTGTTAGAGATGACTTCATGCTAACAACTGCTGCTGATATCGTAGCAGATCCTTCCGCGCCTGATGCATTTGTTAATGGCATCATGGAAGGTAAAGAATGGGTATGGGCTAACGGAATTCTAAAAGAACGCGAAGTTGCTAAATACCAACGTTATATTGATGGTGCTTCGCGCCATGAGTTGGAAGAAAGAGTGCTCAAAACCTTCGAGCATTTCTTAGGAAAACTCTGATTTATAAATAATCTTAGAATAATTATACGGAAATTACGAGGTAAACTCAAATGTCAGATATGCTAAACGAAAAGTTTGAGGAGTTCGTTACCGAGCAAAAGGTGATTGTAGAAGCTGGCGATCCAATGCCAACGGTTTCTGCTAACGTTATCCCTGGCACTGGTAGTGATCCCTCCCAGGTTTCTGACGCTCAGACTGGTTCTGCAAGCGGAAAGGATCCTATGCCCACCGTCGCACCTAGCGTCGCTCCTGGACAATCTGCTCCTGCAGATCTTGGTGGTACATCCACTACTCCTAATGAGCACGACGATGATGGCGAAGAGAACCCTGGAGCAAAAGCTGCTGCTCCTATCTCCCAAGTATCGGGTGATCCACAGCAGCGTGCTGGCGATTCCCCTGATGCCCGCCCAACAGTCGGTGCTGAAGTAGCATACGGCACTAAGATGGGTGGTGCAGTTACCTACCCAATCAAGCCTTCGATGGAAGAGCTTGATGTTTCCGCTGACGTTGCCGCTCTAGTAGAAGGCACGGAACTCTCTGAAGAGTTCGCTGAGAAAGCAAAGACCATTTTTGAGGCTGCTGTCAAAGCGAAAATCTCTGAAGAGTATGACAGACTTGTAGAGCACTTTGCTGCTGAATTCGACAAGCATTTCGCTGAAGCTAAGAGCGAGATGGCAGAAGAAGTCAACGGCACTGTGAACTACGCCATCGGTCAATGGATGGAGCAAAACCAAGTTGCTGTTGACCGTGGAATCAGAAATGAGATCACTGAAGACTTCATTGCAGGTCTCAAGGGTCTCTTTGAAGAGCACTATATCGCAATCCCCGACGAGAAGGTCGATGTGGTTGAAGGTATGGCTCAATCAATTCGTGAAATGGAAGAGCGCCTTGACGAACAGGTCAAAGCAAATGTGAAACTACAAAATCGTCTTAATGAGACTGCAAAAACAAACGTTCTGAACACTGTTTCGGAAGGACTCGCAGATACTCAAAAAGAAAAACTCGCTGCACTCGCAGAGGGTCTAGAGTTTGTTTCCGAAGAGGAATTCTCCAGAAAGGTTACGACCATCAAGGAGTCTTACTTCAAGGAAGCAGCTGCACCTCAAAGCGAGGTCGCTGATGAAACCCCAGTTGAGGGTGCTGAAGATGTATCGCCTGCAATTGCAGCATACATGAAGGCACTTGACCGCTGGTCTAACTGATATTAAATTAACCCCCCAATTTTTCAACGGAGCAAAAAATGTTTAACGCACAAGCTCTAACAGAAAAGTGGGCACCTGTTCTAGGTCATGAGGGCGCTGGCTCCATTAAAGACTCTTATAGAAAGGCTGTTACCGCTGTACTGTTAGAAAATACCGAAAACGCGATGCGTGAAGATCGCGGTATGATCACCGAGGCATCCAACACTGTTGGTGCTATCAGCGGCGACGCACTCTCGGGTTCTGGTCTAACCACCAAGACTGGTGGACTTGCAGGTTTCGACCCTGTAATGATCAGCCTAATCCGTCGTGCAATGCCTAACCTCGTTGCATACGACATCTGTGGTGTCCAGCCTATGTCTGGTCCTACTGGTCTAATCTTCGCAATGAAGTCCCACTATCAGGATGACAGCAGAGCACTACGTGCAGGCGCTGAGGCACTCTACAACGAGCCCGATGCGAACTTCTCTGCATCTTCTGCAGGTCCTGGTGCATACGACAACACACCTCTCGGAACCGACGACGTTAACCCACTTGGCGACGGTGGCACCACCGATGCTAACCCTGGTCTCCTTAACGACGGCGGCACCTATGAGCGTGGACTCAGAGGCATCGCAAGAGAAGACGCTGAAACTCTAGGATCGGGTGCAACCCTATTCAACGAAATGAGCTTCAGCATCGAGAAGACTGCTGTTACTGCTAACACCAGAGCACTCAAAGCTGAGTACACTTTGGAACTAGCACAAGACCTTAAGGCAATCCACGGTCTTGATGCTGAGCAGGAACTCGCTAATCTTCTTTCCAGCGAGATCCTTGCTGAAATCAACCGCGAAGTCGTCCGTACTGTCTACACCGTTGCTAAGCCTGGTGCTCAGAACAACGTTGCTGCTGCTGGTAAGTTTGACCTCGACGTTGACTCCAACGGTCGTTGGTCGGTTGAGAAGTTCAAGGGACTCATGTTCCAGATCGAAAGAGATGCTAACGCAATCGCGCAGCAGACTCGTAGAGGAAAGGGCAACTTCATCATCACTTCTGCTGATGTTGCTTCTGCACTCGCTATGTCTGGCACCCTCGACTATTCCTCTGGTCTAACTGGCGCTGGTGGTCCTTCCATCGGTGAAGTTGATGACACTGGAAACCTCCTCGTCGGCACCATGAACGGCAGAATCAAGGTCTATGTTGATCCTTATTCCGCTAACGTCTCCAACAGCCACTACTACGTAGTTGGTTATAAGGGTTCTTCCCCTTATGATGCTGGACTCTTCTACTGCCCATACGTACCCCTCCAGATGCTACGCAGCATCGATCCTAGCACCTTCCAGCCTAAGATTGGCTTTAAGACCCGCTACGGTATGGTTGCAAACCCATTCGTTGTTCAGAGCAACGGCACCCCTGATGCAGAAACACTTACTGCATCCCGCAACCAGTATTACAGACGTGTTCTCGTTCAGAACCTCATGTGATACGGTTACGATATCAACACAGGGACCCTGCGGGGTCCCTTTTTTTATGCTTAAATAGAATTGCAACTTGTGGTAAATTTATGCCAAGAGGAAGAATGCAGAAGGTTGACATTGATGCCAGAGTTCTTAAACTGAAGACTGAACTGTATGAAGGCAAGTACGATGGTGCAAGTGAAGAGTGGCTAAACGGTGCTCATCACAGTCTCAATATGGTCCTAGATATTCTACAAGAATACTCATCATGAATCCTTCCCTAGTTTTACTACTATGCTTATCACCTCTTGCAGTGATCTTTATTGTAATGAAACTAGCTCTGTGGATAACAGAGACTGCATCATTCCGTGCTGAAACAGAAAAACTTAAAAAAATGCAGCACGGTCCATACGAATTCTACGACGAAGAAGAAGAAGAGAAGGATGACTGGTAAAGAATATCCATACGATAAAGACTACCAATTACTATACAAGAGGGTATCAAGAATGAAAATTGAGACCATGATGGAAGAACCATGCCCACTCTATGAACCAGGATGGGAAGATGTTACGGACTCTCCTGCTGACTGGGCAGACTTCTGGGAGAACGAAGATGTCTCCTAAGAATTGGATTTGGCAAGGACAAAAAATTGATCTTCCAGAAACAGTAACAAAAGAAGAAGTGCAGGAGATGATTGATGATGCCATACGAAAGCACAATCGTAATGCTGGAATTATCAGTATGTGTGTTGGTTGGGTTGTTCTTGCACTTTTTGCTGAAGGTTTGCTTCGACTTATTGGAGTAATTGATCCAGTATTCCCATGGTTGAAAATTACACTTTAGAATTACTAGCAACAATACTATTGTTTATCTTTGGCATTACTATGATATGTCAAGGTCACGCTATCTTTCATGGTAAATATGGGTATAAGCATACGGAACGTGATAAGAAACGTTCTGCAGATATTCGGAAACAACTGGAAGAAATCATCAATGCGAATGGACATTCTACAAAAGAGGATTAGACAATTGGAAATGGCAGAGAAGATTGATGAAGCGATTAACGAATACTATTCGCTTCAGGGATTGC